GTCGGTGGGGCTGATGCTATAAATAACATCAGAAAGATCCTCGCGTACACCAATCGAGGTGTAGCGCAGGTAGGTATTTGAGGGGACAGTCATTTCTTACTCCTTAAAGGAATTTTTCCAACAATCGGGCAGCATCCCGGCGGTCGCCAGTCTTGGCGAGCCGTTGCTGTAGTTTCTTAACCGCATCCTGCTCTGCCGTCGTCTGTTTACCAGTCGTGCCCGGCTTGAGCATCTTCGGTGCTTCTGCGACTTTCTTGGTCGCCACAGGCTTGGATTTTTGCAGTTTTTCGTGCTGTAACCCTTTATACAGCGCCAACACAGCGCGATGATCGTAGATTTGAGCAAGTTCCTGCTCTGACCACCCGATTGCCCGGGCAAAATCCTTGATCTCTTTGCGGATCACCTCACCCTTGACCGGATCTGACATTTCGGGGATGGCCTGAGAGAGTTTCTCGGCTTCCAATGCCAAATGCCTACGAAGGTTTTCTTGGTATTCCGCTTGTTGCTTCTGTGCGATTTGCTGTTGTTCGGCACGAATGGCCTGTACCTGCTTCTCCCGCTCCATTCTCTCGGCGATCTTCATTGTGTAGCCAATGGGATCGGTCTCTTTGAGTGAAGTGAGATCTTCCTCGGGCTGGGATGCGAGCATCTGTTCGATGACGGACAGCCGTTGGGCGTACTGGTCACGCAGTTTGGCGGCTTCGTCTATCCGTTGGCGTTCAGCTTCTACTTGCTTACGCTGTTCGGCTAGAGTCTGCGTCTTTTTGGTGTAGTCCGAAGTGCGAGAATAACCTTTCAGAAGTTCGTCAAGCGTAACCTCCACTTCCTCGTTGTCAACTTTGACACGGTAGCGGGGTGGCTCTTCTGCTTCTACGGCTTCCTCGGATGCGGCTTCCATTTCCTCGGGTTCGGATTCCACATATTCTGCGGTCTCTTCTGCTGCTACTTCCTCAACTTGGCCTTCTTCTGGCTGTTGCGGATCAAGCATCCCAAAAATCTGTGCTGCGGCTTGGTCTACGGTTTTTGCACTCCCTTGCGGGTTGGTGTCGTCCATGCTTACTCCCAGTAATTAAAAAAACTTCATTCGCTTCTTTTCCACCTCGGGCTGTTTAGCCAGAGATTCAAGAGTGGCGATAAATTCATCCAGCGCCCGGAGCTTGGTGTATGCGGCTTCCCGCTCATCAACCTGTTCGGGACTACTGTTGACAATGTTGTAAATATACAACTCGCGTTGCGTTTTTACAACATCGGTAAAAAACTCGTCGGTCAGTAAATTCTGCGCTCTTGCGGCTTTGTCCAATTAGAGTCCTGATGCCTTGAGTTGAAGATCGACGGCGGCAGACTGTTGCTTGAGGGCAATATCCGCAGCGGCTTTCTCTTGGGCGATTTGGATGTCGGCCATTGCCTTCTGGCGCTTGGCTTCAATATCGGCTTCAGCCTTTGCCATCATTGCCTGAATCTGGGCTTGAGTCTGCGCCATGATCGCCTGCGCCATCGGGTCAGCACCCTGCTGTTGCGGTGCGGGCTGGGACAGCATCTGGTCCATCTCTGGGGTGATTTCCTTGAAGAACCGGGTGGAATCCTTCAGCCCAGCGGCCTCAATGAACTTGCCCAGCGTGGCGCGGTACTGCCCAAGCGACACCAGCGGGTTTGCCGGACCAAACTGCGCCAGCATTTGCTCCTGTTTCTGGAGCACCATCCCAAGCATCGCCATCTGCTCTTGCTTGGTCCCGGTTCCGAGACCCACGTTGATGGTAACGTCGTACTCGGTATCCCACTCGCGGGGGTCCATCGGCACAAACTTGCCTTGTAAACGGATGACCCGGGGTTTGTCTTGGTACTTGCAGAGCAGGTGCAGGATGTTGCGGAAGATGTCCTTGATGCCGGTCTCAGCAAAGATACGGGCAATCAGTTCCAGTTTTCCAGCCGAGGCGTTCTGCATGGCCGCAATTGCCGTAGCCGTGGTGTTTTGCAGAATGTTGGGGTCCAATCCCTGCGAGGCTTCGGTAACACCCGTGCGCTTGGCTTGGATGTTGTCCATGTATTCCAGCATCGGGAATGACTGCCCTGCGACTGCTTGAACGGGCAACTGCTGGATGGCGGCGGGGTTCTTCACCCGTACCACACCACCCGGAGTAACGGTCAGCAAGTCGTCTAGGTTGACCTGTCCGTCTACAGCCACAACCCGAGCGTTATTGGTCAGGTACAGGTTGTCGAGAATCTGGCGGGTCAGCGTGGACTTGATGATCTGGAGGTCCATTGTCCGGTCAGCCAGCGACTGTCCAAAGAACTTGTGCGGCAGCGGGATCGGGCAGATGGAGGCAAACGGGAGGTAGTCGATCTCCTCGTTCTCCAAAATGTTCATTCCGGCGTAGATGACACGACGCAATTCGGCAATGCCGTCCTCGTCGTAGTCCACCCGAATGTATGCCTCAAAGGTCTCCACCAACTGCATGGACGGGTCCAGGCTGTCGTCATCCGGCTGCTCGCCATTGGAGTAACGGGCCACGCGCTCAGGCGTGTAGGTCAGATCTTCGTATGACGGGAGGTTATAGATCTCGTCCTTATCAAACCCCATTGCCACGAGCTCTGAGCGGGTCACCAAGCGGCGGTGGGCGCAGAACGGGGAATCCTTGAGTTGGATGGTTTTCTTGCTGACAATGAACTCTTCGGGCGGGATGTTCTCGATGACCACCCGGCCCTTCTTGTCCATCTTCTTGATCTTTACATCGTAGGCAAACACCGGCTCCATGCGGGGCATCGGGGGCTGTCCGGTCTGCTGGGCCAGCGCAATCTCTTCCGGTGTCGGCAGGGCAGGGATTTCCCCAATCTGGCGCTGGTCTTGGCTGACGACTTCGTACTGCTCATCGGCAAGCAGAAGGGCCAACTCTTCGGCAGAGAGGTTCTCGTACTTCTCGGTGTTGACCTCGGTCTCGTCTTTCCAGTAGACCTTGACGGTTCCTGTCTTGGAGAGCAGGGCGTCCTTAATCATGGTGTGCAGGATCGAGATGCCGGGGTTATCGCGCATGAACACCCAGTTACACATCTTGGTGGCTTGCTCGGCGGCGTCTACATCTTCCGGACCGTGTGGTTCAAAAACAACAGTCTCTTCGGAAGCGGTAAAGACACGCATAAGCGCAGGCATCGCACCGTCCACAGCCTCGGCCACTTCGCGGGTCACAATACGCGACCGACCCTCGACCTCGTTGCCGTACTCCTCGCCGTTGTAATACTCGATAGCTTTGCGGCGGGATTCTGTGGTCTCGGTTTCCAGATAGCCAATTGCGTTGTCTATCTCATCTTCGAGTATGCCTTTTAGGGTTTCTTCATTCATCACTAATTCCCATAACTTTTTTTAACTTTTCAACAAACTGAAATTGTTCTGTTGTTGGACTTCCGACAGATGGGTCTCCAGACAAAATTCTGGCTGCGATTGTTGCTCTTTGGTCATCTAGTGATGCGTTTTTATAGCTTTTATTTTCAAGTAAAAAGTTCTTTTGTTCCTTTGTAAGAGCAAAAGTTGGTTTCAAATTCTTCATAAAGACGCGAGATGCTTCATTTAATTTAACGGCATCTAATTCTTCTTTACTTAAATTAGAAAATGGATTTGTAATAATCATTCCATCTTCTGTTGCCATACCGCCAATATCTATGTTTTTTCTAAAAAACTCTAATTCGGTATTAAATGGCTCTCTTTCATAAATGCCATAAACGCTTCCTATAATTGGCGGCCTTTTTGTTTGAAGTAAACCACCATCGGTGTTTGTGCTATCCAATAAACCATTCATCTTATACGATCCATTTCACGTTCGGTGTGATTGGCTTGCCCCAGCTTGAGGTTTGGTTCATGCCAACAGCCAAGTATCTAAATGCGTCGGCAGCGTGTGAACTCCAGTCATGGAGCGGTTTATCGTAGAACACGCTACGCTTCTCGTCGTATTCCCGGCGATAGTTACGCAACGCGTCTAGTCCCTGCTTTACATTCGGGTGGAACCAGCAGTTCGGAATCATCCTACGGACGGCTTGTATCCCATCGTCTACACCGATTCGCGGGCAAACGGTAATGCTCAGTCCTAGGTCTTGTAATGCTTCCTTACGGCTCTTGCCGGTTCCCAGTTCTCTGACCTCTACGTCATGCGGCAGGATGTGCTCTGCCTTGGTGTAGTCGTTTTTCTTGATCCAGTTTACATACCAATCTAAGCCGACCCCGTGGTTTTCAACGTAGTCGAGAAGCCGAATCTCTTTGCCGGATGTTTGACATACCCATATCGCGGTTGAATCGCCAACCCCCAGATCCCAGGCCGTAAAGGTCTTACAGAGATCGTCACGCGAGAATTCCTTGAACCTATCAGCAGCGAGCGCATTAAGAAGCGCCGCATAGTACGATCCTTCGACAGGAGAATCAAAACTACACAGGTACTCTTGCGCGAACTTTGCCGGTCCCATGTCTTTTTCAGACGCTTTAAGTTCCTCTGGTGGGATAATCCCAGTTTCATCTGCGCGGAACTCAAGCAATGCCCAGCCGGGTTCAATGGCGGCGCGGTCTCGGAACTCTTTGAAGTGATTTGCACCCTTTGGCGTTCCTATAAATAACGCCCAAGTCGGTTCTTCAGGAGTGTGCCGATCCGTAAGAGCGGGGCGAATAACCTCGTTCCATATCTTTGGGTTTTGATCACCGATCTCGTCAAGAACAATACCGTCAAAATACTGCCCACGCAGACTGTCAGGATTGTCCGAGCCGAAAAGTTGTATTCGTCGCCCCCAGAAGTCAACTCTTAGCTCCGATATGTTTTGCGTGGCTTTGAGCGGTCTCGAGTAGTCGCATAAGTGGTCCCAAGAAACTCGTTTGGCTTGGCCGTAGGTGGGCGCGATGTAAGCATAACGCGGGTTTGGCTTCTTGCATTGGAGGGCTGAGTGGATGAGCTGGTTAAGCGCAGCCACCGTCTTGCCCATACGTCTGTGAGCCACGACCACCACAAACCGATTATTTGCAATTGCGTCGTGTAATTGTCTTTGCGGCGCTCTGGGTACATAGTTTGTGGTAATGACTTCTTCGCTCATATCCCCGTCACCACCTTAATGGTGAGCGGTCCGTTCTCTGCGCCCGTGACTTCTGTCCGAGCCAGTTTGGGAATGTGGTACTCAATGGCCTTGAGGTAAATATCGCACGCCTTTTCAGGACTGTCTTGTGCGACCTTTTCTAGCCATTTTGCGAACTTCTCTGCGTTGTCCTCGGCCATCTTAGCGATAGCCTCTCTAACAACCGCTGTGGATTT